TCTGCAGCAGCTTACGGAAAAATCAGAACACCAGAGCGTAGACTTACGCAAGGCTTTTGATTGGGCTGGATTATCAAAAACAACATACTATCGACAGTTTAGAGGAACAGAGTTACGTTATGATACTGCTGCAAAAATTGAAAAAGCTATTGAACGTCTTGCCACGCTTCAAAAAAGATAAAGGTGTGGAGAACAGAGCATCAGTAGTATGCGATGCATGTGGTAAAACAATCCAATACTTTGTTGTATCCCTCTATAAAAGTACAAAGATATGTATGAAATGCTATGAGGAGGACACATGGTTAGCAAGAGTAAAGCAAAAGGAAGCTATCACGAAAGGTGGTTTCTAAAATTATTTAATAGTTTAGGTATTCGTACAAAGAAACAACCACTATCGGGCAGTTTAGGTGGTGAGTACAGAGGGGATTTGACTGTTGATATCGCTGGTCAAAACTTGATTGTCGAGGTCAAGTACAGAGACAGTAGTCAATTCCCTAATGTATTTAATTTACTAGAAGACAAAGACATTGCTGTATGTAAACGCAAGAAGGGCTCTCCCAGATACTGCGTCATCATAAAAGATGAGGTATGGGAAGATGTCTTTGCGTATCTCATACGGCATGAATCAAACATAGAGTAACAACAGGAGTTCCAAATGGAAATACAAATCGACTTTAATAATTTACAAATCGAAACCCTTAACATGAACTTGGATAAGGACTTTGATAAACCAGCAACAGGCAAACAGTTATGGAAAATACAAAACCAAGTGCTGCGTAACCTTCGTATAATTGAAACTTTAAAGAAAGCATGTGTAACCTATCATGTTGGTGACAAGCAATATGCTGAGGTTAGTGACTGGGAAAACATTATGGAAGATATGGTTGCGTTTACGTTTCCTATATCTCTTGAATCAGCTAGCAATATTATCAAACGCTTAGTTGATATTGAGAAAAATAGTTTGGCATATCATAAACGACACATCGAAAAACAATTAACAAAAACAAAGAAGGAGACATCATGATAGAAAATAAAATACATTTAGTAAAAGACGGAGAAGGAGCAGTTGAACTATTGCTTGCATTCCGTACACCAACCTTTGCAAATATAAAGATGAAGCAAGAGCTCTTGGATATTAATGGTGTAAACATAGACAAGGTTCTTATTACTTGCACTGATTCTACTGCTGCACTCAAAGCCAGTGATGTTATGCGAGTATACATGACACCATTGGACAGAGAACATCTTGTAAGTCGTATTGCAAAATGGAAGTTTCTTTTCTACAAACCTTACAACTCAACAATGGAAGAAGTAGAGCAAAGGAGCGAAGCTATCCTCGAGCAACTTGCTGTCTTACCAGCAGACTGTGTTCATCATGCTCTTGGAATGGCAATACGGAACTACAAAATCTTTCCGTCATTTTCTGAGGTGTATGCAATCATGAAAAACAATGTTGATGAACGACAAAACTTTGTAACTCAGATAGACAAAAGGCTTGACCAGTTGCATCAATGAAACTACAATCGCCATATAAATAAGGAGAAAGCACATGGATAGAACGAAATTCGTGGGTGGTAGTGATACCATCAGATTAGTAAAAGGTGACTGGGAGAATCTCTACCTAGAAAAAATTGGAGAGAAACAACCAGAAGATTTATCTGACAATCTACAAGTTCAGATGGGTATTACCACAGAGCAACTTAATGTTGAGTGGTTCTTGAAACAGCATAGCAATCATCTCGATGCATCTTGGGTTGAGAGAGATAAAAAAATTGGAGTCTATCTTATTGATGGTGTTCCTTGTGCTGCAAGTCTTGATGGTTTAATTACACAGCATTCAGATAAAAGGGAATGGGTTCTCGAGTGCAAGCATACGAATCCATTTACATCCATCCAAGATATTATCGAAAGATACATGCCACAGTTACAATTCTATATGCATTTGCACAGACACAGAATGAAACAACGACCAATACGAACTCGTTATCATTGTGCTGGTGCATTCATATCAATCATACAAGGTAATGGTAGCAAGTATCATCAGTCCCATATCGAGTACAACGAACTATATGCTGCAAAAATTATGGAGCTTGTGAAAAAGTTTTGGCTCAATCATATTATTCCTAAGGTAAGACCTGCCGACAATGGGATTGCAGACCCCCCAGAAGTCAATGCAATCCCAATTGATAGGAAGATTCAGAAGAGTATGGGTCATAGTAATGAGTTTACTAATGATACACATGAATACATACAGACTATGGCAGAAGCAGATAAGCATGCAGATGCAAAGAAAAGACTGCTTAGTCATGTAACAGATGATGTGTATGAGATGTACAATGATTACCTAGTAATATCAGTATCGAAGACCGGAAGAAGGAGTATTAAGCTACGAAAGCCAATACAACTTGCTTATGACATAATGAAAGGAGAAAGCAATGGACGGACTAAACAATCAGATTAGACAATCAAAGCTACTCGCAAAGCTACTTGTGATTGCAGAGATGGAATCTTTTATCACAAAGCAGAAGCATGAGATTGAATTAGAACTGGCAGCAGAACAAGCTGCAATGAAAGAAATAGAAAGAAAGGAGAAAAATAAATGACTCTAAAAACAGCAAACATATATTCTGCTCTGATGGAGTGTGAGTTTAAGAAAGTTGTAGTCGATGGCAACAATGCAATGTTCAATGCCAAGTACATGAAAGTAAAAGACATGATACCTATGGTAGAACAAGAGTTACAAAAGCAAAATATTATTTGTATTGGAACTATGAAAGTAAATGAACATAATTCACCGATACTCAACATACAACTTAGGCATATACCTAGCGATACATTTATAGATAGTGAGTGTATTTGTTTAGATGATACTAAGAAAGGCAGTCAACAAATTGGTAGTGGCATTACTTACATGACACGATACATTTTGCAAAGACTACTTAACCTAGTGCCAGACGATAGTACAGATGATGACGGCAATGAGTCTAGTAGGTCTGGTGGATTCAAAGCACAACAACCAAGAAGAGTAATGAGAAAAGGAGATAACTATGGAATATGATAACACAAATACTGGTGCAGTTTTTCAACCAAACAATGAAGAGCTGAGTGGTACTGGTACACTTAATGATAATGGCAATGAAAGTCGCATATGCATTGTTAAGTCAGAACAAAAAGATAAGAGTGTTGTTCGTGACATATACCTAAAGATTGGTCGTATGTGGGACAATGATAACTCTAATGGAATGGCACCACAATTTACTGGTTCAATTGACTTGCCATCTGACAATAGTCGTGTTGCAGCTTGGGTAAAGCAAGGCTCATATGGTATCATGCTGTCTCTTAAGCTATCACCAAAGCAAGAACAAGAACAATCATCTGTTGACAATGACATTGAATCAGATGATATTCCATTTTAGGGCTGTGCTTTCTCCAAAGAAGTCCTAAAACATGCTAGGGGGTCTAATACTGCTCTGCTTGCCTGACCTCCTAGCAGATAAAGAAAGCACAGAATATGATTACTAAGATGACGCACACTATCATTCTCATGCTAACCTTAGACCTTGAGTCTGCAAGAGAATGTGAAAGAATAAGCCAGCAAGTATATAATGAGAATAGATGTTTTGAAACATACAACATCCATACCAATATACCACCTCGCAAACCAAATAACTTTGAAGACATTATAGCTCTATACATAGAAAGGACAAACGTATGGAAATTAAGAAAATAGATATAGAAACACTCAAACTAAAACCAGTAGAGCCTGATATGAATCAACGCAATACAAGAGTATTCAAAAAGAAAACTGTAGACCTAATGATGAAAATTAAAAAGCAAAACGAAGACAGAATTAAATTAAGGAAGAAGTGACCATAAGTATTTCAACCACAACTCTGGTGGCCCATCGTAATCATCAAAGTCAAAAGCTAGTTGGCTAGGTATGGAGTTGGAAGTGAGGTCCATCAATAAACGGACGTCTTGATTCTTTTCTTCTTGTGTCGATGTAGTCATTCATTAAATCCTCTGCACTATCTGGTGACATCGTTAGTAACTTGTGCCATGCCGCACCCCAAACCAAATCAACACCAACTTCTTTGCCAGCCTTTCGCATAGCATCAGCTATGTTATCATAATCCACAATATCCCAAGATGGATTACTGCCATCATAAGCCATAAGGTCAACAGCGTGTGCATAACCATCCTCTTGTATCAAATGTTTACTAGCCATAGTCTGTGATTTGCCAGACTCATATAATTTCTTTTGAGTTTCTAGGTCACGAACACCATAGATAACTCCAAAGTCTACATCCGTGTACTCAATTGCTTTCTTAACAACCTCAACAAGTTTAGGATGTACTCCATCCAGTTTATCCATTGACCGTTGTGATAATTTAAATGCCATATTTTCTCTCCTAAAGTTTCTAATATCCCAATCCCTATGTATGCGTAGTCTTTCACGGTTCTTATCCCAATTACTTCCCATTCTTTCTTAGCCCAAAGAATTTGGTTACTGAACGCACTCCAAAACTTGCAGCCACAATACAACCTAAAGTCACCTGATACCACTCAGGCATCGTTTCTAAAGCTCTGAAGCCCTGTTCTACTATATTTCTACCCCACTCCCCCATAAAGCAGAGGATCAAAGGAATGCTAAACAAAATTA